ACAATGTAGGCACTCCCATAGTGTGCTCACTATTATTTTTTTATTTATTTTCTCATTATGTGTATCATACACAGCTACAAAATATTCAGATTTTTACTATTTTGGTTTTTACAAAATTTTTCAGATTTCGTGTATAATAGAAACCATGGGTATATTAGAAAACTTTGAAAACTGGCTTGAGGTAGATGAACCAAGGTGGGCAAACCTCTCCACAAAAACTTTTTCAGAAACGGTATGCAAAGATTGCCAATGCAAAACCGAATCAGCTCCTATGATAGAAACAGATAATATGGGTAGAGAAAAGTTTTGGGAACAAGAAAATCTAGACTTCTGATTCTAGATCCCACATGCGGATATCTGTAACACCCTTACGAATAGCCTCTGCTTCATAGATATCATCTGCTTCAACTACAACCTTAACTTTATCAAAATCTACATCACCTAAAGCTTGATATATATCTGTGTTGGTATGTCCAAGATAGGCTTCTTCAACCACACTCTTAATTACCTTATAAGTATATTTAGGCAAGTAGGTTCGCCTCTTTCATCTTCTGGTAAAGAGAAGTTACAATCATTGTCATAGATGCTGTTGATTGCTCAATCTGCTTATCAATTTGAGCCTTATCCATTCCAGCTTGCTCACAAAGCAAACGGTTTGTTTCATTAATTGTTTCTACCATAAAGGTGATTGCTTGTTGTTCGTTCATTTTGTTATCCTTTTCTGTTTCTTTTATTATATCATTAACTCTCATCTTTGCCAATTCAAATTGTTCTGAAGATGAATCGTTATATATTGCTTTTCTGTTATGCTTTAAAGCAGATACAGCAGTAGTGCCTGTTCCACCAAATATGTCTGCAACTGTATCTCCTTCTTTAGAAAAAAGCGGTATAAGAAAATCAGACAAACCTTGTGGAAAAGCATCATGTACAAATCCTATAGATTCATATCTGGACAGATCTTCTTCTGAAAAATGCCAAGGTAGGTTTATAGCCAAACTATCTAGTCCTGGTATAGGATATGAAAAGTTATGGTCTTTTCTAATTTGCAGAACTAATACTATCTGCTTGCCATCAAGAGGGTTAATAGATTCTTGCTCATAATTCCAAAACAATGTTTTAAATATTATAAGTTCTGTATTATTTATAATCTCAGAAATAATATTAAATGAGTTATGTTCGTTTGGAAGCAAAAGCAATATGTTTCCGTTATCAGATAGAGCTTGCTCCATATTTTTTACACTTTGAATCATTGATCCATAATAATCTTTTTTACTTTTAACATTATGTAGCTGCAAAGAAAGATCTCCGCCGTAATGCTTTATTGGTGTATATAAAAATGGCGGGTGTACTAAAAATAAATCTACGCTTTTATCTTCTAGAAACTTTTCTCTGGCATCCTTGTTATAAAACTCTACTGACATATTACCATTTGCCAATCGGACAAGTAGCTTTTTCTAGCTTGGTCTTTAGCTTCATAAAGCATCCACACTTCCTGCAAGTTTGATTGCCTTTACGAAAGAACTCACAGCCTTTACATATATCCAAACGGTATTGTTCAAGTTCTTCTGGACTACGAGGAGAACCATTAATCAAATCCCAAGGTCTTACTTCATCACTCACAGAATCTCCAATTTGGACGGCATACCAATAATATCACAAGAGACAGTAGTCCATAACTGATGAGACATAGTAGGACGTATAGTAGCAGACATACCTGGTATCTCCATTACATATTTGTAGCCAGATCCATGCTTTGAATCTTTTCTAGACCAATGCTCAATTGAGTAATCAAGGTTTGTAGCTTCAAATACAAATAGGTAATAGGTTTTAGTCTCAATTTTGGACGGTATAGAAGACCAATCCTGGTCTGCTTTCGCTAAACACACATAATAATCAGCATGTGTAGATGCAACACTCTCAACCATCTTCTCTAGTGTTTCATGTTTGCCTAGCCTGGAGCCAGATATTACTAAGGTTTGCTTTACAGGGTCATATCTGCCTGACTTGACGGATATACTCTCACCTGACTCCAATGTCATGTCTATACTGACGCTATGGCTTCTATCGGGCTTCCAGTCATTTGGCATACCGTTTTCGTTTAGGGCATCAGAAACTAACTCTTCTAAAAATTCACTTGTGCAAGGAAGTCTATATACAGAGTGATGTATTTTTAATTTATCCAGCAAGCTGCCAATTAGAATATTTTTTATTTGTTCACGCATAGTAAATCCATTGTATCAGACATGCTTGGATTGGTCAATCCATATGTTGTCTAGGTATGGTTTGTATATCTTCTATTTCGGCGACGACTTAAAGGCCCCGCCCGAACTTAAAAGATAGTTTAAATAATGATATAATACAAGTATGACTACTCACGCACTTACTACGCTGTCAAATACAACAGCAACTAAACTAACTCCAGACGGAACACACTCTGGTTTGGATGTTACTATTCAGAATGTACATGCTACTGCAATTGTATATGTCGGAGGGGTTGGAGTTACTTCAAATAATTATGGCTACCGCCTTGACCCAGCAACCGCTTTTTCAATTGAGCTTTCAGGACGTGATTCGCTCTATGCAATCACAGATACAAATAGTTCAAAAGTTGCAGTTCTTAAAACAAGCCTAGAGTCAGGAAGCTAATATGGCACGGTTTACAACTCGTGGACCAAAAGGTGATACTGGTGCAACTGGTAATAGTTCACCAACAGACACCTACGAAAAAATAGTTTTAACAAATAATGGCACAATAGATAATATTAAAATTGGTGACGATGCATGGATTGGTGATGGAAACGTTGCAAATAACATTGTTATTAAAGGCAATCAGACTGCAACAAGCGCTGGAGTTGTATTAGGTAGTGGAAAAACTGAAAAAGTTTCAACAGACGGAACAAACCTTTCTTTAAATGCAAGCAACGATATTATCTTTAATCCTGGAAGTACATATGTTTATGTAGGAACTCCAATTGCAAACGGGAACAATAGACTTGCCAAATGGTCAGAAACATTAATCAGAGTATCAAGTGTTCCAGCACATAATTATGGTGTTACAGGAGATAGAAAAGGTATGTTTGCACACGATGACACACACCTTTATATTTGTATCGCAGACTATGTTAATAACTCAACTGTAATTTGGAAGAGAATTAACTGGGCTGGCGGTAATTGGTAAATCTTAAATAGTGATATAATTCATCTTATGACAATTCAAGACTGGGCTTCGTTAATCGTAGCAATACTTACAATTGTATCTTCAATCGCTTTTGGAATTAAATGGCTTGTAAAGCATTATCTAAGCGAGCTTAAGCCTAACTCAGGATCATCGCTAAAAGACTCAGTTACACGTCTTGAGGATAAGACTGACAAGATGTTTGATCTTCTTATTGAGCATATCAAAGATCATAACAAGAAGTAATCTAATTTTCCTATTTTCCTTATATAATATATATAAACTATCTTTTAAAAACCTTGTTTAGATATAGTTCTTTTCTTTATATATTTTAAGTATACACTACTCAATACCCTGGCTAATTACCTATAACATAACAAAACGGACATTTAGGACTATAACAATTTGATAACGATTTTAAATACTTTGGTTTATTTTTTAATGATATACTTTTAAAATGATTCCAAAAATTATCTGGCAAACACATGAAAACAAATATAACGATTTGTTACCATTTCAAAAAGACATAACAAATACTTGGAAAAATTTAAATCCTGGCTGGGAATATAAATATATTAGTGCAGATGAAAGATCTTTAATGGTAAAAGAATATAGCGACTTCTTACACAGATATTACATGGAATCGGATAAGCTACATCAATCAGATATATGGAGATTGGTTGCAATATATACTTATGGTGGATTTTATGCAGATATGGACTCAATATGTGTTGAAACAATTCAGTATTCTATAGATAAAAAATATAATGGGGAAGATATTGTATGTTCTTCAATAGGGTTTCAACATTCTGGGATTAACAGTTCAAATTTTGCAGGAATTAAGAATAGCAAAATAATAAAATTAATTATAGACTGTTTAATTTCACAGTATAGACAAGTAGCTCTGGAGGATGTTAAGCATTTTGAATTTGGATTTCCAGAAAACCATACATTCTCAATAATAGCTCAAGAAAACAAAAACTCAATATGTTTTAACAATGACTACTTTTCACATGCCTCAGAATATAAAACTTTTTTTAATAGCAACTTTGATGTTATTTTTAATAAAGAAAAAGTTAATTATCATAATCTTTGCATTGACAATAATTGGGAAATATATAGTTTATAACATATTGTTATAATGTTTTTATAAATGAATGTTATAATTCATATGGATTGGTTCCTAGGTTGCTGCATAACCCACCCCACTGCCCCTAGGAGCCAATTCTTTTTATTATGGTATAATCATTGATA